CCATTTCTATGAGTGATCTGTTTTATGGTTTTTGTAAGAGCTCTTGTTTCTTGATCTAGTCCTTTAGGTAATTCTAAAAGTTGTGCTTCACCTGCTCTTGCTGCATTGTAAACTTGTTTAACCATTGATGCAGATAATGCACCTGTTGCTGCTAATTCTATTTTACCTTCGTTATCAAGAATGAAACCCATATCATCTAAATCTTTTTCTACGTCATCGGCTATGACCATTCCTTCCATCTGTCTATCACTAGTAAGGTAAGTACTTTTATCGTCGTTTCTAAATTGTGATACTAGAGCTGCTGCTCCCCCACCCGCAATCACGGCTCCGGCACCGATGGCAACTTTACCCCTAAAACTTCCTGGAGTTTTTAGTGCTATTAAAAATTTTGTCCCAGCATTTTTAATTGTACTTGCAACACCTTCAGTTTTATTTATATCTTGAGCAAATTTTTTAGCATCAGTTTTAATTGCTTGTTCTACTTCAACCACACAACTAGTACCCTTAGCAAAACCAATTCTTCCGCCTTTGCTTCTAAATATTTTACAAATTGGGCCACCTAGTCTTGCTTCTTCTTTAGTAGCCCTTAACAATAAATCTGCCATTGGTGCTGCGTTTGATTTTACTGCAATTCCTTTTTTTGCTAAATCAGTAAGGTTAATTCTTGCTTCTGGTGAAAGTTTATCAAACTGTTTTATAAAGTCAGTGGGTTTTAAAATTTCCCCAGGTTTATAAGTAAGAATAGCGGTATCAACTTTATTTAATTTTTGAAAATCTTTAGATATTTTATTAAATGCTTTTATGTCTTCTTTAATAGCAGAACCTGTTTCTCCGTTTACCACTCTTTCTAATAACCTTCCAAAAGGTTGATCAATTTGTCTGTTCTTTAATTGATTAATATTCTTAGGGATAATTTGCCCAAGTTCAGTTAAACCAGGAGCTGTTTTATATGTTGCTGAAATACCCATTGCTTCATCTAATTCTAAAGCTTTTGAGTTTACTAGTTTTACAATATTATCTCTTAACGTTTGAAGTTTAGTACCTTTGTTATCTATCAATGCATCTCTTATTTTTAATTTAGATCTTCTTAACTCTTCACTTGCAAATTTACCCCATTGGTTCTGAGAAGGGAATTCTGAAAGAATATCATTTAATTTATCTTTAGGGGGAATAGTAAGACCTGGAATTGTTTTAAAACCTAATAAAAATTCTTGATATCTTACGATATCATTAGATACCATTGTCATATCTTTAATACTATCACTTCCATATATAAGTTTAGATAAATTTTTAATGCTGGTAATTTCATCGGGTTTTTTTAAAGCTATTTTATGAATTTGTTTGACAGCGTTATTAAAAGGAATTTTTCTTTCTGCTCTTGCATCAAAAATATTTTCAGCTTTTAATGCTTCTTCAGCTAATTCTTTTGTTTTATAATATTGAGTTCCTTGAAATTTTTTAGGTATAACAGTATCGGCAGAATTACTGGGATAAGCAAAAGTAATTTTAAATTTAGTTCCTTTTGGGGGTTTGTTCCCCCTACCAGTATATTGTGTAAAATCTTGTTCTCTTACATTTCTAATTGTTTTATAAATTCTTCTATTAGATTTATCGTCATAAATTCTTTGGTCAACAGAGGTTTTCATCTCAGTTCTTGGGATAAAAGTAATAAGTTTATTATCTCTTCCGGTTTTTAAAATTCTACCGATCTGTGATTGATTAATTTTAATATTATAAGGTTCTTTACTTAATACTTCTGATATTAATACAGACCCTATTTTTTTATCTTTGTTAAGTTTTAAAATAGTTTGAATTATTTCAGGTGTTACTCTTGAAGTTGATTGTGCTGATGGAGTAAAATAAGAACTATAGATTTCTTCTATTTGTTTTAATGTAGCCATTAAATCTCCAGGATCTTAGCTAACCCACCTTTTGCAAATAATTCTTGTCTTGCAAATGCTGCTGCTATGTCTGCTTTTTTTTGATTTTGATTATTAAAATTTTCAAAGTTTGTAATTGCATTAGCTGCTGTAGTCATTTTATCTTCGTCTTCCTCATCTACAGATATAGTTCCATCTCTAACTCTATCAACTGTAGTTATTGCAGGGGGTGCTGCAATTACAGAAGTTATACCAACGGTGTCATTATTATTATTATTATTATTAAGTTGATCTCTATATCTATGGTTAAAATTCTGTGCCTCATTACTAAAATCACCAATTGCTCCACCGACTGCGTTAGCACTTGCTTTTTGGTTTTCTAAATTACCCATATCTTGGGCTGCACCTCCTCTTAAATAACCGGCTCTGCCACCGTCTGCAAATTTTAAAGTAAACTTATCAAACTCAGGATCAGTCGGTCTTAAACCTTTAGCGTCAGTTGCATCATTTAAAATTCTTTGAGTAAAAATTGCAATATCATCTACCGTAGCGTTTGAAGGTAATAGTTCTGCAACTCTTGGACCAAAGTATTTTTGTACCAATACAATTGGGTCACCGTCAACTCCACCACCGCCTTCAGTTAAAAATTTTAAATCTCTAGGATCTATAGTGTCTGCAAAAGTAGTTCTACCTACTTCATCGCCTTCTTTTAAAGCATTTAATAAAAATTCTCTAGCTGATGCAGTTTTACCAGGCACTTCATTTTTTGGAATAGTTTCCATAATAGCTGTTGCATCATTTGTTTGTGTTTCAATATTTTTAACTCTATCTTCTAATCTAGACATTAACGGACTTTCCACTTCATCTACTAGTTTAACCGATGATGGTTGTTTAAGGTTAGTTAGTCTTAATTTTTCAAATAAAGCTTTTTGTTCTTCAAGAGTACCGCCTCTTCTTTCTACTATTTTTGCTGCAGTAACTCCATCTTCTGAATCTCTTAAAGATTTTTGTAAAAGGTCAAAATTAGGGTTATCTCTACCCGGCATATTTTCTGTTTTATTTCTTGCTGCGTCTGTAAATTGTTTTTTCATCTTTCCTATAAAACTACTAGATTCTGATACATTATCTAAATTCTTTAAACCTAATCCTCTTAAAGACTCTAGACCGCCGCTTGTAAGATTCCCGGTCCTTGTTGCCAGGTCAGTGACGTTAGCAATTGAATCTCCTGTAATCGGATAATAAAAGTCATTCATCTTACTTAAGTTATCAATTAACTTATTAGCTTGAATGTCGTTTAATTTGCCGTTTGACATGTAAGACATTGAAGTCTCAATCTGTGGTAAAACTGTTTTAAGTTCTATGTTACCTAATACTTCTGGATTAATATCCTGTTGAAAGAGTTTGCCTTCTTGAGGCCCTGTTCCTAGAAAACTAACATTTGTTCTTTTACCAATATATTTAGATTCATTTGCACCAAGTTGTTTGGCCAACTTCATTGCAATTTTTATTAAATTTTCACTAGCCATAGTATTTTAATTCCCCTTTAACCACTGGTTCTTCTTTGTAATCTTCAGGGTGACGAACCATACCGCCCTGTCTAATTCTCATGATAGCCTGTGTGGTACTATCCACATAGTCATCGTGCTCCCCATAAGGAAAAGCCGCACATTCCTCCACGACCTCTTGTGCAAAGTGTTCATGCATCGGAGCCCATATTTTGCCACTCTCAAAAAGAGGGGCTACAGAATTTACTCTTACATGCTTATCATTTCCTCTGGATGGTGTAAAGTTAATTACTGGAATATCCATTTGTCTAAGTTCGTGAGTCAAAGGTAGTCCTGAGGCTTTTGCTTCAATGATTACCATGTCCGGTCGCCACTGTAAGTATTGTTCGTAAGCCACACGCCGTAGTTCCGGGAACTCGTACCTATCTTTAAAAGCATCAAGAAGTATTATGTTTTGTCCATCTGCTTCAGTTTCAAACACACCCCACGTAGTAATTGCCGAGTAATCTGATCTTGTGCCTTTAGTAAAAGCTGTGTCATAACTTTGAATAATGTAATCTATTTTAGGTGGACTTTTCTCAGTCCAGTCCTTCCACCAAGTTCTTTTGATTAAAGCTCCCTCTTCCCCGGTCGGTTGCTGCATGTATTGGGCGTTCCAGTTACTAACTGGAATAGATGCTTTAGTCTTAAGTAATTCCTCAGATGTCCAGAACTCGGGCCACACGGGTTTTCCGTTTGGTAGCAACGCTGGTAGTTCTACTACTTCCCATTGATCTGATCCTTCCTCCGATTGTGCTTTTAATAATTGACCGGTCACGTCTTTTGTTGACCACCTGGTCATTACGATTACGATTGCTCCACCGGGTTGAAGTCTTTGTCTAGGACCTGATGTGTACCAGTTCATAGCTTTCTCAAATGCTTTACCATCTGCTCTAACATCTTGTTCCTTGTGCGGATCATCAATGATTAGTAGATCAGCACCCCTTCCGGTGATTGCTCCACCTACACCAGCTGCAAAGTATTCGCCCCCTTGTTCCGTTTTCCATTTCCCTGCTGCCTGACTATCTTCTTGTAGTCTCGTTGGAAACAGCTCCCGGTACCGGGGATCGTCGACCAGGTTCTTAGTCTTACGACCAAAGTCAATAGCTAAGTCGGCTGTGTGTGTTGCTTGGATAATTTTTAGTTTTGGTTTCTTCCCTATCATCCAAGCTGGTAATAAGTAGGATGCAAATTCTGATTTAGTATGTCTAGGTGGCATGTTAATAATAAGACGTTTAATCTTACCTTCAGCCAAGTCATTAAATTTTTTATTAATAATTTTGTGGTGAGAACCTTCAATAAATTCTGGCCAAACATACTTTACAAAACTCAAAAAATTATTTGTAATATTTGGGCGAGCCTCATCTAAAGCAACGCTTCGTTCAAGATCAAGTAGTTTAGCACTTTCGTCTGGGGTTAAGCCTTCCAGATTTTTTAAAATATTTTTTTGCATATCAATAATATGATTTCAAATCTTTTACCTTAACTATGTGGATTAGTCCATATATACTAGACTTAGGATCCCTATTATATTTAAGGGGGTGTGGGGTTATGTATTAACGTATTCTATTTGCTAACGTGTCTGGTACCTCTATTGATTGGGGTGGGCCCGCCCGGTCTCCTCATAGCTACATGTTATAGGTGTATGCAATTACTGCATACACCACATACTAGATACTAGTCTAGTAGTACCATGTATGCACTTGCATTTAATCTACTGAACTTATCTAATTTCTTTTGCATTGAATTATAATCTTCATCAAACTCAGCTTGTTTAATCTCGATGTATAACTTGTGTTCTGTTGGTGTTAACATTGCTGATTGATTTGAGTAAGGGTTCGTTGCTTTGATCATTGTGTCCATGTTTCCTTTGTGTTAGTTATAGGATATTATAAGATACCCTATAACCATT